GTAGCTGTTACGTTTGTACCGCCTATATCTAGCGTTGTCATGGACACTTCACCAGCGACAGTCAATAACCCACTAGAGACTGTCATAAGGTCTGTATCGCTCGTATGTCCTATTGTAGAGCCATCTATATTTACATTATCTATAACAGCTTGAGTGACCGCAGAGTTTGTGCCTAGAGTTACGCCATCAATCGCCCCACCATCAATATTTACACTTGTAGAGCTAAAGTCATTGGCTGTAACGCCACCACCATCAGCGATAGATATAGCTGCATCGCCATCGGTAAATTGTATCGCTGGAGTCTTCAATGCAGTAGTCGCAGTAATATTTGTGCCTGAAGGACTTGTTAGGGAAGTAGCCCCTGTGTCCATATCCTTAAGCGTTGCCATCAATGCCCTAATAGCATTGTTGACGTTAGCCGGACTCATACCCTCAGATATATCTATAGATTTAATATCTGTATTATTTGCGTCTGTAGCATCAAATTGTGTGATGTTATTTTTTGCCATTTATTGAACTCCTAATAATGACGTTCCTAATGAAGATGCTGCTCTAATGGGTTCAGAGCCAGCACCCAATAAACCAACTGTTGTACCAGTAGATGCACCACTTTGAACACGCCTACCTAAATCAGTAATTTTATTCCTAAGTACTGCTAACGCTCTTTCATCCGTAAGTGCGTCTCTAATCATGTCTGCATTTTCACTTACAAGAAATCCAGCAACTTTATTCTGTTGATCTGGCGTAAGATTTTGCCCTGACTTTCGTACCAAATCACTCGCCAGCCTAAATAAAGGCGCAATAACATTTCCTGTGGCTAAATCAAAAGTGTTAGCAAGCGTATTGCCACTTCCTATCGCTGTTTTTTCTGCCTCTGTAATTGCTGTCTGAGAACCTCCTAAGACCACATTTTTCGTTTGTTGTAATTTAGACGCAAGATCAATTTTATTTATTGCTCCTTCAAGAGTATCTTGAGGGTAGATTATCTCTAATATCTTTCTTTCTTTTGCGTCTATATTACTAAGTTTATTGGCTAATGTAGCTTTACCACCAGCCTCTAATTTATTCTTTAGTTGTGATGCTACACCAGTTCTAAATCCGGCTATAAGTTCTGGCTGTCCTTTTGCTAGTAAATCCTCAAATATAATTTCTACTTCATCTGATGACTTGCCAAATATACGTTTGCCATCCTCAAAGGCTCTATTCGTTGCTTCGATAGTAGCCCATTTAGCTCTCGTTGCTTTCAGGTCAGGTGATATTTCATCCAAGACATTCACAATTTCTGTCTCATAATTACCCATTGTATTTGCTTTATCAGAAGCCCCAGAACGATTTGACACACCTTTGGCATCCATAAAGGCTCGTTTGGCTATCTCACCCTCTTTAAGAGTAAGTGAACGTGTCAGAGAAAGAGACCCATCTTTATTCGTTTTGAATATTGGCTTTAGACCATTGTCATCAAACTTCTTTGCAATAATGTTTTTTGAGGCTTTGCTTTGACTTGCAATGCCTAGAATAACATTGTCTATCTGTGGAAACCTCTGTCCTTTTGTAGCAGTAAATACTCTATTATAGGCATTGCTTGTTTCTGCCTTGAGTGTTTTTTCATTTGACTGAACTGCTTTAAGTACATTTGCCTGTGCGTTTTCTCCTCTAAGTCCAACGTCTAGTTCAGTCTCCATTCCTTTTCTTGACGCATCGGCTCGTGATACCAACTTATCACGAATAATATTTTTACCTCCAGCCGTACTTTTTGCATACAATCCTCTAAGTGCATTTCTTGTAGAGTCACTCATATCACCTATAAGCTCACCCTTACCAACTCTTTCTATTACCTCATCAAGTACGTTCTCAAAAGGTGCGTCAGGGTCAATCGTTTGTACTATTCTTCTGACTTCATCTTCAACAGGCTTTGCTAGTTCACCAGGTGTAAAGTATCGAGTTGCTTTATCTGTAAGTGATGATAAGCCTCTTCCTACAGCACCGACTGTTTTTGAGACTATAGGGTTTGCTACTGTTCCAATAGCTGCATTTATAGGCACATTGGTCAACCTTTGAGATGGACTCCCTTCTCCAGTTCCAAAGCCATATGTACCGCCTTGAATACCACCTATAAGCGCAAGTCTTCCTAATGTTGCTGGTATAGACGCACCGCCACTTAAAGGTGCAGTCGCAAGACCAGTAAGTACTCCACCAGCACCCTCTAACCCTAGTGATTGCAAAGGAAAGTCTTGTCTTGCTCGTTCAATGGACTTTCTTTCTTCAAACAATGCGTCTTCATATGTTACGTTTGGGGATAAAGACCTAATACCAGCTATAATTTCATCTGCAAAACCAAGTGTTGCGCCTTGACCTACTAATCTAGCCTTATCGACTGTAGACATTTTTCTATTAGCTGCTTCCTCTAATAGCTTCTTTTCATCAGACGCTATTTTCTCCAGCTTGGCTAATCTGTCCTCTAACTCACTCATTAGTTAGTCCTTCGCATAAATTCTTTCATTATCTTTTTGTATTCATCTTCTGAATATATTCTTTGTGCCGGAGGTTTATTCTTTTCAGCTTCAGCTTGTTTGTATATTTCAAGAAATTGTGCAGCACCCATAGTTTGATAATTATTGCCTGACCCATCTATGTTATTGTTTTGAGGAGTTGTTGAGTCGTAAAGATTGTTAATATTAAAATCTTTATTTCTTTCAACTGACTGAAAATGACCGCCTGTAGAATCAATCATGGATTGCAAGGCTGTTTGTCTAAATTTCTTTTTAAGTGCAAGACTTTCGGCAGAGTCTCCAAGTTGTGCAAAATATAAATTATAATTAGTTCTAAATTCTTCTTGACCTATAGCTGCCCCAGACTCTTTCCTTAGTACCGCATTGATAAAAGCTAGTGCGTTAGTTGCGTATCTTTGCGCCTCATTACTTAAAGCACCTCTTGTAAATGTTCCATCACCAGCATACGCCCTTACTACATCTTCTGCTGGATTGTACCCTAGTCTCTCTAGCTCTGCTAAATCAGTTTCAGCCACAATCATTCGATTAGCAAATCCAGAAGCAGTTCTTTGAGAGTCCGTATATTTTGCAGAAGTTGTCAATACTTCCTTATCATCATATCCTTCAGGCACAGGCAATCCAGCAAGGTTCATTTTTCCTGATTGAAAAGTAGTAGTAACTCCTGTAGTTGGGTCTGTTTGCTGAAATGTTTGCCCTTTTTTGGCGTTTTCATACAACATTCCATATAAAGTCACTTCATCAGGTGTTGCTGTATTATTTCTTATTTTATTTGAGAGCTTTATTAAATTACCCATCTGTCTTTCAGATTGAGTATTACCTAGACCCAAAGTGTCTACTTTAGGAGCAGTAGTTGAAAATTTCTTTTCTAAAAACTGTTGTGCATATATTTGAGGAAATGCTTGAGCCAATGGGTCATTTGGAAATTGCTTTTTGATAAATTCTCTCTGATTTTTTAGTTGCTGATTAGCTAACAGATTTGACCTTACTTGATTGCGTAAAGCAAAACTTGCTGGGATACCTTGACCACTCAATAAACTAGCAGCAGCAATAAGATTAGCTTGATTGTCAGGCTCACCTAGTCGCGTAAGTAATCCACCAGTTTGATCGTCAATGTTTGTTCTAAAATTAGAAAGACTATTTCCTAATCCAGATAGACCCAAGTTATCTAAAAGACCCATTAAGCAACCTCTTTGATTTTGGAGTAGTCAATCATTAAGTATCCATGTGTTCCTTCAAATACGGCTTCTGGGAATACGTTTTGTACTTCTTGAGCGATAAATCCTTTGCGTGGGTGCTTATCAAGACCCAAAATAAAAGCCTTTGCGTTCCATTCCCACTCATAAACATTAAGCCCTGTCGAGTGTGTACCTATCTTTTTTAGGTCAACTTTTAATCTTCTGTCAGAAAATGCACTTGCAGCTAACGCTATTGCTGTAATTGCATCTAAATTGGAAGGAGAAGAGGATTGTGTAGTTGATGTAGGTGTAGGCGCACCACCTAGTGCAGCTATAAGATTATTAATTCTTTGCTGATTTGCTTGATTTGATGCTGCTACACTTTGCGCTGGTCTATCAAGCAACGCTTGATTTAATGCTTGTTCTTCTCTTCCTACTCCTGACAATGCACCTAGCAATCCAAGATCAGAGGATAATATACTAGGCATCATACCTACAGCCGATAGTTTTCGTGACGCATCTGCTTCAAGTGCATTAGCTAATGTAGGCGCAACACCTGAAGCAATACCTTCTCCTAGAGCCGTTCCAAAGGCATCAGAGCCTAATCTTCCACCAGCAGAGTACTGTGATGTTATGTTATTTACAGTATTTGATATTGTGTCATCTAACACTCTTTGCAGAGGGTCAGACACAT